GGATTGGGTAACGCCGAAAGCAATCGGTGCAAAACTACCAGGTGGGGAAGCCCAATACCTCAACCTGATGGAGAAAGCCCTGGATCGGCTAATCCAGGCAGACATTGACAAGATAAAGAAGGCAGACCAGCTGTTGTCCCGTGACGGTGTAACCATTGACAAAAACACACTAAGAAATACACTAGCTACACAAGGCTCAGCAGGTGCCGACGGCCTGACAGACACGACGCACAAGGTAAAAATAAGAACAAAAAGTGCATGGATCTGGCGGCAGACAGACAAACATCTTGACGACATGCTGAGGAAGGCACTGCGGCTCCCAGTGCGGGCAAGGATCTTCCAGAAGCCAGATGAGGTGATGCCGAAAGTGAGATTCATCATCTCGATCAATGGTGATGACTTGCCATTCTGGCTAAAGGGCTCGACCTGTGTCTCATGGTTACTGAATGCGATGAGAGGTACAACGTGGTCCCCACTGTTCGAGACGCAAGAACAAGCAGCTACACGCTGGCGACACTTCACCACAATGCCAGGCTGGGCTGTGCCCATCGACCAGACTGCATTTGACCATCAGGCATCGATCCCAGTGATCAAGCTGGCTCTCAAGGCTTACGGTAGGCTAGTCGAGGAGAGCGACCTCCAAGAGCTGAAGGAGGCATGGGCGACACTGATGCCAGCATTCGAGGAGGACCAGCAAGTACTGCAGCTGTACCAGACAGACAACACACTAATTAAAGAATACAAATGGAAAAACGGTATACTGTCTGGGTGGTCGTTCACATCACTCCTGAACTCGACCATTAACGGTGCAGAGATTGAGGTTGCGCGGCAGATTGCTGCAAATGTGCTTGGCATGGACGAATTCATCTCGACAGCAGCATTCGGTGATGATGGGGCAATCCGGACACAAACATTTGCCTCAAGTGCGCTGACTGTGGCAATCTACAACCATCTCTCGCTGCCAGTGAATCCCAAGAAGAACTTCATCTCACGGGACACTGATGAGTTTCTGAGACTGTTTGCTCAACGGCCACACCACACACACGGCTACCCAGCCAGGATTGTGCGTGCCTTGTTGTGGTCGGCGCCGGGCGCAAGAGAGAGGCAGGATCCAATAACGATTGCGAACAACTGGGCCAAGTTGATTGAGCGCACAGGCGACCCAGCAATGGCACTAGAGTTAGCAGCACACGACATCGGTGGTGCACTGTCCTGGTCCTACCGTAATGCAAAAGACTGGATGCTGACGCCATCGCAGGTTGGCGGTGCCGGCTGGACCAACCTGGGACAGGTCCCGACCCGTTGGATGACAATGCGAACATTACAGCAAGACACGCAAACACCTCAGACACACATCGCACTCACTAGCCCAATGCTTGAGTTGGCACGCACAACTGGTGTAGAGCCACAGCGACTATTCGATGAGCGCTTCCTGCCCCCGCAAGAGGTAGTGTTTGTGCCAGCTAGGACACAGAGGATCGCAACACAAGCGGCATTCATTGTCCCAGTCGCAAGCATCCCAGCAACACCAGCGCTAGCACCACCATACGACCAATACTCGGGCAGGGAGGCACTGCAACA